TTCAAATCCCTCTCTGTCCGCCACGAGATAACGCAAATAGCCTATTTTAAAGCTTTTTAGTTAAATTTAGCATCCCTTACCCGACCCCGGACGTAGAAATCAAAGCGCAGCGCGAATATATGCTTAATGTTTCTTTTGTCAACCAGTTGGGCGAGGTTAGATCCTCGCAAATTTCAATCGTAAATTTCAATGTCTCGTTTAAATTCGCTCAAATTTGAATTTAGATAATTTACATAAACGTCGTAAATCATCTTAGTATTTGAATGACCCATAAGGCTAGCTAGCTCAAGCGGAGTTATTAAATTTCTTCTTAGCATATTCGTCGCGTAGGTGTGGCGCATGGTATAGGGACGGCGATACCTAATACCTAAGCTTTTGAGTATAGGCTTCCAGCAAGTATCTAAAAATACATTACAGTCTCGGTAAGGCTCATGATACTGTGTTTCGAGCAGATACTCATAGGTAAAATTTCTAAATCTGAGCAAATCGTATAACCTATTTAAGATCGGAACACGTCTGGCGCTTTTAATAGTCTTTGGGCTACTCTCGCCAAATCTAGAGCGCGTAGCGTTTATCGTGATTATTCGGTTTACCATATCGACGTCTTCATTTTTTAAGGCTATAATTTCCCCGGTGCGCATACCCGTAAAAAACCCGATAGCTATAAAGAGCCTAAATTTAAACGGATATTTCTTTGCTTCCTCTAAAATGTTTAAAACCTCGGTATTGGTAAAGGGCTCAATCCTAGGAGCGGTATAAACTAGCTTTTTAATATGAATTACCGGGTTTTTATCTATAGTCTCATCTTCAAGAGCTAGATTAAAAACGCCGTTCAAGCAGTTTAAGTAGTTTTTCTTTGATTTAGAGCCGACGCCCGTTATATCGCTTAGCCACGATCTAACGTCGCTTGGCTTAATTTCTTCAATCTCTTTATCAAAGAAAAAACTAAGCCTATTATTTACTATTCCCTCGTTTTTACAAAAAGTAGAGAATTTCCAAACGGAGCGACCAAGCTTTAAATAAAGATCGGCATAGTATTTAAAATTCATATTCTCTTAACCCCCTCTCGATAAAATCCTCAAGATCGGGAGCGTTTAAGTCGTGTCTCTCATTTTTCTTGGTAAATGAATTTAACCCCCGATCTAGCATAATATTTTCAACGTAGGCTAAGTGCTGAATATTACATTTTTTCTTATCGAGCTTTGAGTAGTAATTATATAGCTCAAAATCTTTCATCCATAAAGGCGGTTTTTTAAATTCGCCGCGATTTTTCATAGCTTCAAACCTGATTTTTTGACCCTCGCGAACATACCAAGAATCAACCCAGGCTTCAAGCTCGGGTTTTATACTTTGAGAAATTGATTTTTGAGGCGATTTTTCCTTAACATATACATTTACGACTTTATCGTTTATCGTATGAGTTAAAGTATCATCCTCTAAAACAATCCTCTCGTCTCTATCGGGCAAAAATATATGAATAAATTTATCCTTAAAATCCCACTCGATTATGTTCTCTCCGTTGTTTTTGAAGTTACACAAATGATAAAAATCTCGCATCGAAGCGATAAAATTTATACGCCTATAGACCCACAGGGGGACTTTAGTGCGAGACGTGATAAAGCGTCTAATCTTGTGTTTAATATACCAAGTCGCAAGCTCATCTAATTCCTGCGTCTCATATAAATTTACGAACGTTTTTTGAATATACTTCATAACGTAACCAGTAGGATTATCGATACTCCACTGAAATCCGTTTATCTCGCCGTTTTTAACCTGCTGCGGGGTTATGGCGTTGGTGCGTAAATTTTGCGGTGCGTAGAAAAGATCCTTATAGGCATCAAACAAATAAGAAATAGTATGAGCGGGCAAATAAAAAAGCGCATGAATATGCGGCACGCCGTCCTTTTTATGAGGCTCGAAACATCTCACGTAACTTCGCTCGACATCTTTAAACCTCTTGCAAAACCGCATAATGAGCAAATTCCACTGATGATTTAAAATTTGGGCCAAGTCTCTAATTTCTAGCGCCTCGCCGTTTTTCATCCGCATTTTTATAATCTGAGGGATATATCTAAAATCTATCGGCTTAAAACGCGAATAATCGCCCTTTAGAGCGTCTCTGAAACAGCCGTTAAGCGTAATAGTAAGAAAAACCGGGCGCTGATCGTAAAGAAGCGAAAAAGAGGAGAGCGTATTCATCCTATTTGAAACTTCGGCGTAATATTTCTTGCTTAAATTTGCAGACATCGAGCAGTCGAGTAAGGATCTAACCTCGCCAAACTGGTTGACAAAAGAAACATTAAGCATATATTCGCGCTGCGCTTTGATTTTTTCGTTGGCATGGACGACATCAAAATGCGAAATTCCAAACAATCTTTGACCCCTAAGCTTAAAAGTAAGAGATTTTTATTAAATTGACAAGGCGCCCTATTACTCGCGTCCGCGCAAAGCGCGTCCGCTCGTAAACGGGCTTAGGGCGCCCGACCTACACAGCCCGTAAAGTTTTAGCGGGGGGAGCGAACCCGACATTTTTACTCGCAGGCTCGTAAAAATTCGGCTCCCCCTGCGACCCTGTTATGCGCGACGGCGCGGGAACCCTTTCTCCCGCGCTACGCGCCGCGCTTTGCACAAATTTAGATCACAAAACCTGGATGCTCAAAGTAACGACGCTACTAAGCTCTTGTTCCTGCTCGATCGAAAACAAATACTTAAGCAAGAAAATATCTTTTAAAACGGGTATACCGTTACGCCTTGAAACCGAAGTGTTTTTATTAATGCCGCTTAAAACCAAAGTATCGCCGCGCCTTAGCGTATAGGAGCTTTTTAGCTCCTTTTTACTAGTCGTAGGCGTCAAAGAATTGCTGCTTAATATATCCTCGATAATCAAATGTAAATCAAAATCTACCCGATCGCCGATAATTACCGGAGTTATCCAAATTTTTAATCCCACGTCTTTATACTCGTAAGAGTTTTGCGTAGTGGTCTGCGTGCTGCTGGTTTGAGAATTTTGCACCAAATAGGGGATATTTTCTACGCTGCTAAAATATACTTCCGTATGATTTTTAGCCGTCAAAAACGGACTAGAAACGATTTTAGTGATGCCGTTATTTTCCAAAAAAGACAAGATACCGTAGTAATTATCTGACCTCTCGGACAAAATATTAGTATCGTTAGAATACGGAGCCGTGATTAAATTTATATAAAATTTGAAGTCCGTACGAGAGATCCCCAAGATCGACTTTATATCAGTTCCCTTATCCTTAATATCTTTTAAGTTCGTTTCCGAGATCACGAGCTTAAATTTCACCTGGTCTAAAGGACGATCGAAAAGTTCGAGATACTTTACGACCTCGTTATAAATTTTATCGTTGGCCAAAAAGCTTACGGCATTATCGGATTTTATATAGGTAGCATTTTTATCATACGTTTGCAACAAAAACGACACCTCGTCCTTAACGTTGCTTTTTAGTCTTATATATCTAAGCTCTTCATTACCGGGCGCCACCTCATTAGCCTCGGGTTTAGCGTCGACGTAGTAAAAGCCGTTAGACTCAAACAAATAAAGCCCCTTAACCTCGAGCATTTTTTTAAACAAGCCCAAAGAAATAGAATTTCTTTGCTCATCGTTATAAAAAAACGTAAATTCGTAAGGATCTATATCGTTTGATATCAAAATATCGACGTTATTAGCGATACTGGTAAGATTCGCAAAATCGAAAAGATCAGTTTTTATCAGTTCGGCTTTTATCCGAACCGAACAAAGAAGAGCCAGAGTTAAGATCGTCTTTAACGTTTTTAACATGGGGTACGCCTTTAAATTTATCTAAAATTGGTTTATCAAAAGCAAGAAAAAAAGAGGAATGCTCCTTTAACTTGGTTTGAGAGTAAAAATACTTAGGGGGATTAGAGCGAATAAGAAATTGTAAATACGATTCCGGAATAAAAACCGTCTCGCCCTCTAGCCTGCAAATTTCCTTAATACAAATCAGAGTATAAAAATATTCGTTTAAATTTGACTCTTCTCCGCTTACGGGTCTTTTGCGCGTATCGCTTGCCGGGGAGAGCTGCGCGGGCTGATCGGCCGTAGAAACACTCGAGACCGGCGCAGCTTCTTCGTCGCTTGTAAACGAGCTTAATACGTAATAAATAGTAGCGCTTACAAAAACTAACAAGACGACGATAATTGCTACGTAGTATTTTACGATAGATTTACCTTGCGAGTCGGCGCCCGAATGATACAAATTAAACACTTCGCTATCAAATGGAAGATTAACGTTAAAACTATTAACGCGATCGACCTGGTTCATCTTATAAGAAGTAAAGTAAGCATACTTAAATTTTGTAGAAAACAGACGCTTAGAGCTATCAATAGCGCGGTAAAATCTCTCGGCCACTCTTTTATACTCGTTATTTACCAGCGTAAGATCCTGGGTAATAAAATACATGTCTTGATGTAAATGGCGATGATAAGTTACCCACCACACCAGCACGGGATCCTCTTTAGCTTTGAAAAAATTGTGAATCTCGTCTACAACGAAAAGCACATTATATAGCCTCATAGGTTTAGCAAGCTCGATAAGCTCCGCGTCGCTTTTCTTCTCAATCTTATATGCGGTATATAGACGCGATAAATCGCTATATACCGCATCAAAATCAAACTTTATAAGACGCTCGTCGAGCTCGAATTTAAACTCATTTATGTTGGTATAAGCATAAAGATACTTATTCGGGACGGCTTTGGGCTTTAAAATTTTAGATAAAAAGCCTTTTTTAATAGGCTCTTTACGTATAAACATGCTCCAGAGCTTATAAACCGCAAAATACGTCTTACCGCTTCCGGGGCTTCCTACAACGTAAGTTATCATTTTACATCCTAGCAACCGAATAAGCGACTAAAGTTCTCTGCAAAGAATGAAGAACCTTGAGCGCAAGACGCATAGCAAAAATCACAAATATCGAAATAATAGGCACAGAAAACACGTTATAAACGTCAACGAAAGCATTCCAAATCCCAAAAGCCTTTATAACGTCCATAGCCCAGGTTAAAACTTCATCCCCGGCGCCCGAAGTCATATTATTAATATAAGTTATCAAATAGTTAGTTTTTTCATAAACAAACAATAAAAGCTTTAAAACCGCTCCACCGTAAGCGATAACAGCAACGACAAGAGCAGTATTTACCAAAACCATCTTGCCAAAAGTTATCGTCTTAAATACGAGACCTACAAATCTCTCCCACAATTCAAAACGAAAAAACCAACCAAGAGCAGACAAAATAGCAGGCATCTAAAATCCTTTTAAAAAGCAAATAACAAAATTTTAACGATCAAGATCAAAAAACAATAAAAGAAAAAAGCATAAAAAATATAATAAAAAGCTCCCGAAACCGTAGCTGCAACCTTGCAAAAATCAAATTCTATAGAAGTTTTATAACCGAAAAAATCTATCTCGTATTTTTTAACGCAAGTAGTAGGCTTGCTATGTTTATTAACATCAGAAAGCCCTTTACCACGAACATTGCTTATAAACTGATCCACCCCTTGTTTGAAGCCGTCAAAGTCTTTTAAAACGTCATCAAGTGCCTTACTATATTTGTTTTTAAAATCATCGTATTCTCTCTTTTTATCAGAATAATCAAAATCTCCGGGGTTAAATTTGACGTCTGCGTCTTTGTTTTTATCACCGTCGTTGTTATTATTGCCGTTATTATTGCCCGGCTTCGGATTCGGTTTAGGATCGGGGTTTGGATTCGTATTATTTCCTTGATTACCGCCGTTGTTTCCTCCCTGACTTCCGCCTTGGGTACCTCCTCCTTGATTAGAGTTATTAGGATCATCGGGTTTAGTCTTGTTGTCATCTGGGTTTGGATTTGGATCATCGGGTTTAGTCTTGTTATCGTCTGGCTTAGGATCGGGTTTGTCGTTGCATTTTGGATTTATAAAAGAGATTTGAGAACCGTCAGAACAAGGACCTTCCAGGTTACAATCTGAAGGTGAAGAACCATATTTACTCCAAAAAGTATTACCGCCGCCTAGACCAAAACCCGAACAAAGGCATTTTAAGACAGCAAAAGAGTCTTTTTCACCACTACAATCAATGCAACGACCGTCGGGAAGGCCAACCTTATTAATCTTACCGTCTTTAGAACAGTCGTTAAAACAGCCGTTTGTTTCTGGATTCCACGACTGACCGTCAGGGCATTTTTGACACTGACGGGTAATAGTGTTAAAATTTCGGTCAGAAGGGCAAGTAACGATATATGAAAGATCATAAACTTTAAAATATGAAAACTCTACAGGTGCAGGATAAGACGTACTTGATTCAAAAGAACAACTACGAGCAGTATTAGATTCGCAATAAACGGTATATTTCTCATGAGAGCTATCATAAAATTGTAATGAATTACTATTTTTATTAAAATAAAAACCATCTCCATTTTTTAAAAAAAGATTAAATAAATTCTCGCTAGAACCGGAATAAGAATAGACATAATCACCTATACGTAAATATGAATTTGAAAGAAATTCAACATAATTCACTTTTTTATAACTAGAGTTTGAAGGGAAAGAGGAGCGACCATCATAAAAACCGATATGAATATTAGCAAAGTCAATAGCAAATAATTTTAAGCAAAAGGCGAAAGATAAGAGAGTAAATTTTATTAAACATCGCATGGGATGCCTATTTAATCAATTTCTTAGCTAGAAGCGATATACAAAGCATAAAAGGCAAACTTATGATCAAAAACCAAACGCCGATACTAGCGAAGTAATCGAAAGAAGCTATACCTGTGATCGTAAACATATCAAACCCTTAGCGAAAAAATCAAATTTTATTAATCAGTAAAACAAAGATAAGGTTCAACAAAAAACCCACTAAAATACCCGATAAGGCCATCAAAAAATGATACTGCTCGGCAGATAAACCCAAATCAATCATTAGCGGCCTTCCTTAAAACGTCGAGCACCAGAGATAAAACGTAATAAACCAAAAGAGCCGAGAACGTAGGAACGAATAAAGAGGTCAAAAATTTAACCAACTTGGAAATCTCTATAAATTCATACATAATCGGCTCCTCACAACTATTTCAGAAAGACTAGCTAGCTTTTCTAATCATTCTAAAACAAATGCTAATAGCCGCGATCGTAGCAAGCGCACCGAAAACCGCAGCGCCGACGGCATAAACGTTTGACAAATTAAACGTTCCAGTAACTGTTCCGTCGGTACCCATGGTAAGATCGGCAGCGGTAGCGCTCACAGCACCTAAACCCAAGCCAATGGCCAAAAATGCAGATTTTAGCACAGAGAAAAGTTTTTTAAACATCTCTCATCCTTTCAAGTAAATTTTAGTAGCTACTTGAGAAAACGCTTGATTAAGCGCTTACTCAAGTAGCCGGGAAAACCCGGCTAAATCTAAGAAAATAAGCTCGGTTCAATCTCAATGTTGAGCTTGAAACCGCGAGCGTCTACAAAATACATCAAATTTTTAATTTGCGCCTTGATATCGGATACATCATCGACGTAGGCGTCAAATTTGCCCGTACCGTCGTCAAAATTCCTAAATTCTCGCTCAACTTCCTCAAAGTCGCGGTAGAATTTCTCAAAAAGTACTACGAATCTATCGGCGTTATAAGACTTTTTCATTTTATGCCCCCTTGACCGCTTTATCGGTCTTAACCGAATTACTAAGCAAGAAATTTTCATAAGAATCAACGATCGTAACTACGCCGTTACCGTCGGCAAGAGTGCCGATAAAAGAAACAGAGGATTTATCTTCAAATTTTTTCTGGAAAAATCTGGCGACGTCGCCCGCTGCAATATCAGTCGGACAAGAAATCTTAATCACTACGGGCTGCTTAATGGTGTTGGTAAATTGAGTTTTTTCATTCTCGACCTCGAAAGTCTGCGAGCAAGTAATACGGACGGAAGAGCCGTAAGGTCTACCCTCTACAACGCCTGCGGATATAGCGCGAATATCGCCTTTTTTAACCTGGTAGGTCACCAAAATGTCAGAATCGACTAGTTTCATGATACGCCTTTGAAATGAATTAGGATACTAAAATCACCCCGCGCAAAGACGTATCCCAAGCCAAACGCGGGGGAACAGTTTAACGCCATATTCAGGGCGTTAAATCAACAAAATTTGATATAATTAAAATAATTAAACAAGCTTGTTAATTTGTGTAAAATAATTATACAAATATGAAACTTAAACTTATGTTAAATAATTAAACAAATTTGGCATAAATTTTACAAGGATTTTACATTGATCAAAAAAGACGAATTAGCAAAATTAATTAACGTAAGTAGGGTAACTCTCTACAACTGGGAAAAAACAAAACCAGAATTAATGAAAATGATTGAAGGATATTACAAATTTACACAGGGCGAGGGAGAAGAAAACGAACTACTAAAATATTACAATAGACTAGATCCAAAAAGACAAGAATTATACTTTACAAAGATCAAACTCGAAGTACTTGAAAAAGAAGCGGAAAAGGAAACAAAATAATGCAGGCAATACAAAATACTTTATCATGCGTAGGATTATGGGGAATACTTTTTATAATTTTTATAGCAATAATATTCATAGGAGTATTTTTTGCAGGACCAAGAGCAGCGGCAATAGAAATAGCAAAAAAAGAAATGTTTAACAAAAAACACAAAGAGGAAATTTTTAAAGAGTTAGATAACTTTACAGACGAGGAAAGAGAAAAACTATTATTTCTTATCCGAGAAAAAATCAAAGAAAAAAAGAGAGAAGCTAAAACATATTTCAACGATAAATCATAAATTCAAATCCCAATCAGGGATTTGAACCGTAGAATTCAAATCCCTCTCTGTCCGCCAC